AGGATTGCGGAAGTGTTCGTGTCGCTGATGTTGTTGAACTGCAGCGATAGCGTGGCGCGGCTTGGGCGGCTGCCCCATAACCTGCGAGTTATCACGCCGGACTGAGAGGTTTGCGTTTGCGTGGGCCAACGCGGTGCGACAAAACTGCGGCCTGTTGGAGCAATACTCGGAAATGTAGTCGCCATCAGCCTTGGATCGTCCAGTTACCGGCAGTGTCAAAGCCATCGGCAAGCTCAAGAATATCTGAGCCGTTGGTTGGCATGTGGACTGCTTCTATTGTAAATGTGCCTTCTTCCGTTGGCGTGATCCGCTCGATCTGGTACGTGCGGACTTGAGTGCTGGGCAGTTTTACGGTGAAGACGATTCCGGTCGGTGTTGCAGTTTTGCCGCCATTGCTCACAGTCAGCGTGGTATCAGCTGGTTCCGTGTCAGCGTCACCGTTCCAGGCAATCACGGTGTAGGTGTTGTTGCTCAGTGCTTTCGTGCTGACCAGTGCGCCCTCGGGTGTGACGACACCGTTGTTGAACTCGTCGTACTCGGTGGCATCCATGCCGACTTTGATGTAGTCGCCAGGCGCCATTGCCATTAACACACCTTCGTGCGTTGTGGTGAAGCTGATGGTGTGCGTTGGGATACGACGCATCCTGATCACGAACTTGGCAGCATCGATCGCGTGGTCACGATTGGTGCAGTAGTCCGACATGTCGATAGTTTCGAGCGCGACGGTCGAGCTGGCACTGGATTCACGCACCAGCACCTCGCGCACGGTTGGGAATGTGCCAGGGTTGTCGAGGTTAGTGCTGGCTCGCTCTTCGCGGTAGCGCACTGAGACTTGGATCGGATCGCGTTCTTCGGGATCGAAGTATTGCAGCTTGAAGCTGCCCTCGACGATGTTGCCTGCGGTGAACAGACCCTTGATCGTCACTGCGTTGAATTGCAATGCTGGCCGCAGGAAAAACTTGCCATCGGATTCGCCGAAGATCAGCAGATGCGTGGCAGCAACATCAGCGCACCATTGGCGGAGGTTGATCCTGTCAGCAATGACGCCATCAAAGAAGTATTTGCGGCCATAGCACCACGCCGCAGCGACGGCAAACTCACTTAAATCAATCATGTCATCGGTAATCAAATCGCCGCGTCCGTAGGTTGTATTGGTCATCAGGTCCAGAGCGATGTCCGGGAATAAATGACTAGGACCAACGGTGAGGCTATTAAGTAATCGCCTGATCTGCAGGCCGCCAGTTGCATAGCAGCTGAACTGGTTGAACTGCTGCCACTCGACCGAAGAATTGATGTTGACGCCGATCAAGGCAAGATTGTCGTAGACAGGTGCGGAATCGTTGGGGACGATTTCATTGATGTAGACGACTTCGTGCTCAGGGCCGCCATCAGCAGACGTTGTGATCTCCTCATAGATGAAGCTCTCTGCCAGCTTACCCCATGTATCAATGAACGATTCGTCGCCATTGCTGTAATTCGCATCGGTCTGTACGTGACCAAACACCGGGCTCGATACCGGACGGCGACCTGCAGCAATCGCAAACGTGTCAGCGCTTTTGGTGACAGAGAATCCAGTAAATAGCACAGTAACGCCGCTTGGGTCGGAGACGCTAACTGTGGTGGTAATGTCAAGCGATGAGTCGAGAATGTAAAGCGTGCCAGTTACATGGTTTCTTATTTCGTAGCCGGTGTAAGGTTCAATCTGGAATTCCCATTGCTTAACGCTGCCCATATTGAGCTGAATGTAGTTGAAAACGTTTTGGAACGTCGAACTGCGAATTCCGTAGGCATCCTGCAATCGGGTAAATGCTCCAGTGGATCCGGCAACGCGCCAGCTGATAGCAAAGAAGCTGTAGCGCTCGATGTTTGTGGCAACTGTATTTGACCTATGGTTGTCGTTGTAAATTACAGTGCCTTCTGCAAGTACGTTGTCCTTGTAATCGAGGCAGGCTCGACCGTCAATGTAGGTGTAGCTTTTTGCGCCTGTAAAATCACATACACCGTTCATCCGAATTCCGAGCTTGGAACGGATGCCAAGCTCGACAACCTTGCACGGCTTCGTTGTTGAGATACTTGCGATAGCGCAACGGAAGATATGCCCATCAGTTGTGGCGACGTTCCGCCGTTCGCCGGGTGATGGATAGAGCCAGTCGTCGCCGTCAAGTGTTATCTGCGCTTGACTGTTTGTAGTAACGACACCTGTGCGTACAGTTTTGAAGGTTGCTGTTACGTCCGTGCCAGCACCGTCAACTTCCGAGTTAAACAACCCAGTGCTACGCGATGTGCAAACCGCAAGGCCAGTGCCGATTTTGTACAGCTCCCCAACAATAATCGAATCGTCCCACTTGTATTGCCTGCCTGCGACTGCTTGTGCTACGTCCTCGCATGACTCAAGGAAGGCGTTCTTGTACAGGAATTGACTTGCGTGGACAATAGTGAAGTTGCTATGAGTGCTTGGCTTGAACTCGCTTGTGGTTGCGGTTGAGTCAGCGGGTTTTATTCGGAATCGGGGCTCTGGGATTGTGTCTGCAATGTCTAGTTCGGAAAATGTGACTGAGCCGCCAGAAAGGCTTGCACTAGTAAGAACAGTCGTTCCATCAATGTCGGTTGTGCTTGTACTGAGCGAAGGGGCTGAATAGCTAGGGTTTGTCAGTTTAAGAATGCGCTCAGTCTCGGAATCAATCAGCACTTTGTAGTACTGCACGATTCTTACGTCATCGCCTGGGTCGTCATCGGTCAAATCGTTTGTAGCGATTACCTTAAGCTTGCTTGCTTTTAGTAGTTCCAGCTCTTCGTTAATTGTTGAATTACCTGCATTGATGTAGTTGTCAAAGCCGGTAATGTCAAGCGTCACAGTGATCGCAATGTAACCGTAACGACCGTCCCCGCTGACAACCCCATCGAGCGTGGCAATCCATTGGTAGGGTCCCGGCAGACCAGGTACTGCATCAAGATCAAAGCTAGGCACGCCACCAACAAGTGGGCCGCTGAACTGATCGTTTGTTTCAACTTTGTGTATGCCTACGGTAAAACGATTCAGCAGGCTGCTGATCGGGCTATTAGTTTGCTTGTACTTTGTTTTTGCGGCTTTATTGAATCCCGTTCCATCGTTGTATGGTTTCTCGATGACGCCACCAGTCTCGGGATTAACTAGCTGTTTTGTGATTGTCCACTCAGCTTTGTTGTTTAGATCTTTCAAGTCGCGGCTAAAGGCTGTCAATCTGTCGCTAGACGAAAACAGCTTGTAAGTGGTGTCACCGCCGATGGAACCTAAACCTGAAGACGTAATGCCGCTGCGTGATCCAAAAAATGCCTGTTGCTTTTGGCGTCGTGCCCACAATCCTTCGTCGAGAACGCACTTGACGCGGCTTTCACCTTCTTCACCCTCGGGGATCAGCTGTGCGCGAACCTGAGGCTCGAACACAGGATTGACCCGGTAGCCGAAATCGTTTCCAATCAGGGTATAAACGCCAAATGCAGTCTGATTGCCTGGGCGATGAGCTGAACAGAAATGTGTTGTTACAGTGTTGCCGACGCGGACACCAAAGACATCCGTGCTTCCTGTACTGATGTTGTTGGTGTTGCCAACGTCTTCGGCTGGATCGCGTCCGTAGATGTGGTCGGAAGGCTGGATTCTTGTTGTCAGGTTTGAGCTGATGCGCCGGTACACGGCCATCCTTGAACCGACTTCATTGGCTGTAGCATTGCCAAAATCGTAGCTGCTGAGAGTGTTGTCACCTGATGCAAAGTTCTTTGGGTCGATACTTGCGATCGGACCCTCGCCCAGTAAAAATACAGCTCGCAGCATTTGCGATCCACCCAAGCTGTAAATCTGTGACCAGAGCAGCGAAGCGTTGACGCGGACACCACCATAATCTGTGCCGCTGATGCCTTCGCGCCAGGTATAAATCAGCGGGATCACAGACCCCAGCGTTGAAATGTCTTGGGTCGAATTAAATCCGTACCGTGGCGCGTAACGCTGGTTTTGCGTTGTGGCTTGTCCACCGCGATTGATAGCGCGAAGCTCTGCTGGCCTGCCTGGCTCCTGTTGATCGAACGTCGGCTTGGGGCGCAGTAGCGTAGAAGCAATCGTGCTGCCGATGCCGATGACGATACTGATGATCGACAGCGTGATCGGATCGATACCAGCAATCACCGCCGGTTCTGGTTGCTCTGCAGCGCGGCGCTTTACTTCAGCCTTAAACCAGGCATACTCCTCATCCGTCAGCCCCAGCATCGAGGCAAGGTAACGATCGGATGGAAGCAAATTCATTGCACAAAACGACGGTACTCGGATTCTCGCATGGCTCGTGGCGGCAACCAACACACGCCACGTTTGTGATGCACAACCAAGACTCCGTTCTCTACTACGATACCGACGCCAAGCCCGTTTGCGCCGTTCTCGAATAAACACACCGAGAACTCTTCCATGTCAGGTGCTGGTTCGGTTGCGGCATCCCATAGCGCTTGTAGCTTTTCCCATTCAGCGGCACGTGCCAGTTCAAGCCATCTTTCGTCAAACGGCGGATGGTATACGCCAACGGAATCGAGGATCGCCCACACCATGATCAGGCAATCGGCACCGCGACCATTGCCAGGATGTTCGCCGAACTGGTGCGGCAGTCCAATCCAGCGCCGCCAGTTGATCATCAGCTCACCACCAGCGAGCCACTGCTAGGCAACGCACCAACCAATTCGGTACTCAGCACTCGGCGTGGTACATCTGATCGCACTGCATCCAAGGGTGAGGTCAGCTTCAATAGCACCTTTTCTGTATCCATGTCGTAGCTGGCGACGCGCCATAGCTCAGAGCGGATCAGGGCATCATCGCTGAAGTCTGTGATGTCAAGGCTGACAGTTTTGAGTTCCAGCAGCCAGCGGCTTTGAACAGCTTCGGCGAATATGTTGACGCTGATGTCGTTCGTGCCAGCACCGAGGACTGCTTCCGATCGATCGCCGCCTTTGCTGCCAGCACCGGTTGAGACGGCGAACGGAAGGAAGCTGTACGTCACTCCAGCGTATGCCCTGGTGACGTTGACGGAGAAGTTCTGGTAAGCATAAGCGGTTGCGGTCGAGGCGTTCACCATGAACCGCGCATAGTTGACAAAGGCGAATGCGCTCATAAACCGACCTTCTTGCGTGTCTTCACGCTACCTTGCAACGCCTGCAGCGTCAGTGCTCGACCGCGTTCAGCGGCTTGTGCCATGCCTTTGCGATGCTGCTCAGCGGTGACGTATTCGACATTGTTGATCACGGTCGATTCATACTTCACTTCAAGCGGCTTGGCCTGCATGGTTTCGGTGGTTGCATTGCTGCGGCGGTTGTCCAG